TATTATTATTATTATTATTATGTAAATTTTTAAAAATATTTTGCCAACTAACATCATTAGCGCTAGTATTTTTTATGTTAATAATATTTGTTTTAATATATAAATTGGTTCCATAATTATTTCCATTTATTATATTGTTTGATAAAATAATATAATCACTTCTGATACCTGAAATATTCATACTTATATATATATAAGTATGAATAATTAAAATTATAACTCATAGTAACATTTTTATAACAATATGATTTATCTTAATACATCTGTGTCATTAGAATACCACTGAGAAGATAAATATTGCGGTTTTGAATTTTCAATGTTACTATTTTTCTCAATTTTAAGATTAGGTCCTTTAGTAGTTAATGAATCAATTTCTAAAGTGCCTATTGCGTAATTATAATATTTTAAATTAGATAAATTACCAGCAAAACCACCATTATAATTAATATATAAATCATCATAATTTTGTTTAACAATATTGGATAATTTATGACGCTTCGTTAAAGTTCCATTTATGTATATATCACAAATATTTTGTGTTGTAACTCTAATAATAATACCTACCCATTTTTTTATAGGTATTGCATCTACATATATATCATCATAATATGCTTTTTTAGCACTTTCATTATTGTGAAAGACATTTATTCTTACTAACATTCCTAAAATAGGATATTGTTCTATTAAATTATCACTCATATTTTTCTTTCCACTATATAAATAAACACCAGGAGCGTTATTTGGTCCAAATAAACCACTTCCTCCTTCACCTACTGAATTTGGAGAAGAACCTTTATTAAAAACATGTTTGTAATCAACTATTTCATTATAAGTTATATCATTAACATATATCCAAAATGAGTATGTAAATTCTACACCTCCATATTGATTTATACTTCTTAAAAGAGGTATTGATGTTTTTTGTCCTATATTTTGTGTAATAGTTACACTTGCTGTAGCGTCTTTCATTCCATTTATTAAATATGGTGTTTCTGATGGAGAGATAAAATAATATATCATTCTACTTCCAATATAGAATAATATTGAAAAAATAATAATTACTCCTAATAAAAAAGTTGCTTTTGCAATCATTGTATTTGAAGATATAAATCCACTAAAATCTCCTATTTTTTTTTGTGTTTCAAATGGTATTAATGACTTAAAATATTTATTTACATTTCCTAATATTCCTTCAGTAGTATTCATTTTATATTATTTATATACTAATAATATAAATAATATAAAATATTTTATTATATATTTAAATCTGAAAACTGGCTTTTTCAGTTTTATATTCTAAGAAACTTACTTTTAAGCTATATTTATTAAATAATGAATTAACCAAAGATGCGTTTATTCCTTCTTTATAAATATTATAAGCCTCTTGCGGATTAATAGAGTTACCAATATAGCGAATACGGGTTACAAAACCTTCAAAACCAATATTAGTACTAGATATATATCCTAAATATATATTTTTAAGACTTGCTGCATCATAATAATTTTTATATAATCCATGCATTATAAATGAATTTCTTAATTTACCGTCTAAATATACATCTAGAGTTCGTGTATCAACACTCAATGTTAAATTATTCCATTTTTGAACTGATATATTAGGTATTTTATATCTTGTATAAATTGTTTCAGCAGATGTTCCAAGGATTGATTGTCTGTCTTGAAAACATTCTATGTCTATGAATAAATTATTTTCATATTTATCTAATGCGATGTTAATATTTTTAGGATAAGGATTTGAGGCGGACGCTTCATATGTAGTTCTTTGTACTTTTTTGCTAATACCAGAAAGACCATTCTTTAATTCGCTTACTGTTTGTGAAGATGGGTCAGTAGCTACATATAAAATATTTTTTTCATTTCCAATTTCATATCCCCAATTATCTATATAAAACCAAACACTCAACATAAAATTAGATGAAGTTATCTCTGGCATATCTTTGGCAACTATTATATTAGTATTAGATTCGGTAACATTTGAAACAGTATTACCACTTATAACTTTTGATGCTTCGCACATTTTGTCATAAACTATATTTGTTTTGAAAAAAATATTGTTTAATCCCCACAATATTATAAAAACAAGAATTACTATAATAATTATATTTATACTACTCATTATAAAATATTACTATATAAAAATATTATAATGTTTTAAATATTCTTTATTTTTATATTTTTATATTTTTATATTTTTATATTTTTATATTTTTATATTTTTCTAAACAGCGATTTTATTTTGTGTTAAATTATATAAGAATTGAATTGAGTCAGGAGTTTTTTTTTTATCAAAATAATATACGTCTTTAATACTTCCATATATACCATCATCTTCGCCTATGGTTACACTGTCTCCAATAAAATATGGTGTAACATTACTTTTTGAACCTACTAGTTTTCCATCTATAAAAACATCTATAATATTATTTTCATAATTTATAACAAAATATAACCACTTTTGATGTTTTACATTAAGCATTTCATATATGGTATCTAGTTGATCTGATTTATTACTTATAGTTCTAGATTTTATGATAATTTTTCTAGAGTTTCCATTATAATATATGACCGGTTTAAATCCGTAATTAAATAATTCTGTGTCTTTTGTATAAGCAATTGATGTATTAGTTGGTTGTGGATTTATATAAATATAAAAACTTAAACTATAAGTGTAGTTATAAGGAAATGTTTTGCTAATTTTTGAAGAATTAGAATATTTTGCTCCTATATTATAGCGACCATTTAAATCTTTATCAAATAATTTAAAATCGTATCCTTTAATATTATCTGGAATATTATCCTTTCTATTATTATATTCATTTCTTACTGAATCTTCATTTGAGCGATTTTCATTAGAATCAGTTGTTGAGGAATTTGTATTAAAATATGAAAATAAAGTTGTCATTCTAGTGGCTAGTGTATCATTTTCAAGATTAGAATTATTTTCATCGCTATTAGTATTAAATTTTGGAATAGCAATAGCATCAGTAATATTTTTGTCTAAATTTTGATACTTTCCTAAAATTTTTTTTTCATTTAAATAAAAAGGACCTTCTCCTGCTAAAACATCATTTTTATTGTGTTTAGCAATATATGTAAATAGCAAAGGCAATAAAAAAATCAGTGTTATTAAAATTATTAATGCGAAAAATAATATATATATAGAAGATGGTGTTAATCTTATATCTTTATGTATTTCATCTACTACTATAACTAACAAACAAGGAATAAAGAATATTATATTTTTTAATACACACAATATATATTTAAAATTAATAGCACCTGTATTAGCACAATTATCAACATTACTTTTTTGTATAGAAAATACTTTAGCTATTATAGCCAAAGTCGTTATTATTAGTAATAATCCTAATATATTTTGTGTAATATTAAAAGTATTATTATTAGTTACATGTAAATTCAATATAATATTAATTATTAATATAGGCAATAATATTATTAAACATAATAATATAAGAGGTTTAAGCAGATTTAAAAAATTAAGATTAATGTTATTGCCAGCATTATTACCAGCATTATATTTTTTATTAGCAAAAAATAATAAAGTGTATATACTAAATGCTATTAAAACTAACCACATAACTATATCATATTCGGTATTTAATATTTTAAAAATATTTTGATTATTATTTAAATAATAAAATAATCCAAATAGCAATATTAATAGTGCAAATATTATTGAAAAATAAAATTTATTTACAATATAACTATAACCACTAATTGCTGTAGCTGTAGTCGCAGGAAAAGCAGTCGCTGCTGTAGTTCTTATGTTATGTATAAAACCTCTATCTGATTGTTGTTGTTGTTGTTGTTGTTGTTGAGACATAAATAATATATTACATTATTAGTATATTATTTATTACAGTAATTAGTATATTTAAAACTAATTTGTATTATTATAAATTTTCAAAGGCTGTTTTTTTTCCATGACAATCTCTACATAGTGCTTCTAAATTATCAATATTATTTGAACCTCCATATTCTAATTTCTTAACATGATCTACTTCAAACCACGCAGGTAATTGCTTTTGACAATGCTTACAATGCCAATTTTGTGAAGCAGCCACATATTTCTTTTTTGTTTCACTAACACTTCTTTTTGTCGATATATTTCCGGAAGATAATATTTTTTGCTGTTGTTTTGATAAATAATTTTGATTATTATTTATGGAGGTAAATAAATTATGGGATTGTTCGCTATTAACAGACCTAGAGAAATTATAATTATTGTTTAGTTCATTTGTTATTGATTTAGATGTCAAATCAATAATTGGAGTTATAAAACTTGCTGTATTTCTGTCAATTGGTAAATATTTTATATAACTGTTGGCGTGGGTTACAAGTTCTTTGTAGTTTCCTGGATTTTTCTTAATAAATAAATAAACACATAAACCAATAAAAGCAAATAATGCCATTTTATAATATTTTTCATAGTGTTTAAGCTTATTAATTAATTTTCCTTCAAAATATGTATTTGCCAATACGAAAATAGTTATTAAAAAAATAATTATTTCTAGTTTCATAGTTATATTTCATATATAAATATAATAAAAATAATAATGTAATAGTGTAATAGTTACTAATAATTACTAATAATTACTAATAATTAGTAATAATTAGTAATACTAATTTTTAAAAGTATGTGCTAAGTTTTATACTCATTTTTTTTTTCTTCTATCTATATACATAAATATAATTAATATTATAATAATTAGTAATAACATACCTAAAAACTCTGTGTTATCTTTTTTCTCCTTTTTCTCTTTTTTCCAAAATTTAAAGTTCATACCCATTCTATTTATATATATATAAATATATTATTACTAAAATAATAATAATTATTAAACTACCAAAAATATACTTTTCTTTATTTTTGCGCTCATCGTTTTTTTTTATTTCTTTTAATTTATAATTTTCGTAATACTTATTTAAAGCATCATAATATGTTAGTTCTGGCTTACCTAAATAACTATTTATTTTATTGTGTATAAAATGAACCCATTTTGATAGCGATTCTCTAGAATCTAAATATGGCGTGACAGGGTAAGCATCTAAAAATTTACTAAAAACACCTCCTATATCAGAAACAGGCAAAAAAAGAGGTAGATTTGTTATAAAGTCATAGTATTTTTTCTTCGTGCACTCATTTATATGTAGCGGATAAGATAAGGCAATTGTGTATAATACAAACCAATAATGTGGCCCCCATATAACAGGATTAAATATATGATTTTCGTTATGCATATTATAATTTTATCATATTAAAATTTATTATATAAATCATAATAAATTTTAATAAAGTACTAAAATATTCTCTCACAATTTTATTTAGTAAATTAAGAAATTATATAAAAACATTCTTATATGTTATATTAACATATAAAATAATGATAAATATAAAGAAGCAATATTTTTGTAATAATTGCGGGAAATTAGGGCATTTATTTCATCAATGTAAAGTTCCTATTACTAGTATAGGTATTATTCCTATTAGGATTGTAAAAAAATATGATAGTTCTTCAAATAAATATGAAAATTCAATTGAACTATTAATTATTAAACGTAAAGACACATTATCATTTGTAGATTTTATGCGTGGGAAATATTCTATTGAAGATAAAAATTATATTAAAAATTTATTAAATAATATGACTACAAATGAGAGAAATTATATATTAAATAATGATTTTGATACAATATGGCAATACTTATGGAATTATAATACAAATAATTCTTATAAAAATGAAGAAAAAATCTCAAAAATGAAATTTACAAATTTAAAACAGGGTTATAGTAGTATTTTAGAAAGTTATAATTTAAAATCTATAATTGACTTATGTGATAAAAACTACGAAGAACCAGAATGGGGATTTCCTAAAGGGCGACGAAATTATCAAGAAAAAGATATTATATGTGGGCTAAGAGAATTTGAAGAAGAAACAGGATATCAAAAAAACGATATTATACTAATTAATAATATTGTTCCATATGAAGAAATTTTTAGTGGTTCTAATTACAAATCATATAAGCATAAATATTTTGTTGGTATTATTGTTGATAATAATCAACCAAAAAATGATTTTCAAATATATGAAATTACTGAAATAAAATGGATACCTATAGATGAGGTTAATAATTATATTAGAGAATATAATTACGAGAAAAAAAAAATTATAAATTATTTAAATAAATTATTAAAAAGTAATAAACTATATATTTAATATATAGTAATGAGCACTATAAGTAAAAATGAATTAAATGATGGATCAATAGTTAGTGTTCCAACATCTTTCAACGAAGAAGAAGAAGAACCAGAAGAACCAGAAGAACCAGAAGAAGAACCAGAACAAGAAGAAGAACCAGAAGAACCAGAAGAAGAACCAGAAGAACCAGAAGAACCAGAAGAAGAACCAGAAGAAGAAGAACCAGAAGAAGAAGAACCAGAAGAACCAGAACCAGAAGAACAAGAACCAGTTATAAAACCAAAAGTAAGTCAAGATACTAAAACCAAAAAGAAAAATAATGAGGAATTAGTATCATTATTTAGAGAAAATATAAATAAATTTGATGCTAGTAAACTAGACAAAAATAGACTAGAAAAATTAGAAAAAGAGTTAAATACTATAACAGATTATAAATATTTTAATAATGCTATTGAATTATTGAATGCTAAAGAGTTAAATGATTCTTTTAATAGCAACTATAAATATTTATATCCACATTTAGATGATGAATTTTTAAATATTAAAATAGCCAACAAGCAAGAATTTGAAGAAAATAAGTTAATAGTTAAAATAGAAGACGATTTTGAAAAACAAAGTAATGAAATTTGTAATAAAGATTTTGAATTGGCACCACATCAAAAATTCATAAAAAATTTTCTTTCAATGTATACTCCATATAATGGCATATTATTATATCATGGACTGGGTACTGGAAAAACCTGCTCAGCAATCGGTGTTGCCGAAGAAACTAGAAAATATTTGAAATTTATGGGGTTCAATGAAAGAATAATAATAGTGGCTTCACCAAACGTCCAGGAAAATTTTTATTTACAATTATTTGATGAACGAAAATTAAAAGAAGATAACGGTATTTGGACTATTAATAATTGTGCGGGACAAAATATATTAGACGAAATTAATATGATACAGAAAAATTTAACACGTGATAAAGTAATAAAAATAGTTAAAAATATTATAAACAACTATTATTTATTTATGGGCTATACACAATTTGCTAATTTAATAATAAAGAAATCAAATATTTCAAACCAATCATTAAGCACTATGGATTTAAAAAAAAAGCAATTATTAATTAAAAATAGATTACAAAAATTTTTCGGTAATAGATTAATAATAATTGATGAAATACATAATATACGTCAATCTAAAGATAATAGCAATAAATTAGTATCAAATGAGTTAATAAAATTAGTAAAAAATGTAAATAATTTAAAATTACTTTTTATGTCTGCCACTCCTATGTTTAATGATTATAAAGAAATCGTTTTTTTAATTAATATATTAAATTTAAATGACAAACGATCAATAATAGAAGTGAAAGACGTGTTTGCTAATGATGGAAGTTTTATAGTAAATAGTAGTGGCGCACAAGTTGGATTAGAACTATTTACAAGAAAAATAAATGGATATATAAGTTATATAAAAGGCGATAACCCATTAAGTTTTCCTTTTAGAATTTTACCAAATGATTATGCTAAAAATAATAGTATTCTAAATAAAAAATATCCTGAATTTAAAATAAATACTAATCCATTGAAGGAAGCAATAACACTATTTGATGTATATGTAAATGACTCTAATATATCACCATATCAAGAATTTGTATATAATATTATTTTGAAAAATAATATTTCAAAATTTGATGAAGAAAAAATAAATGCTATGGAATCTTTTGGATATACATTATTACAAAAACCATTAGAATGTTTAAATATTGTATTTCCTAATAATAAATTAGAAAATTATTTTAATGAAAAAATGAGTTATTATGGTAATAATATTGTAGAACTAGTGAAAAATATAAATATTGAAGAAATAAATACACTTATTGATCTTAAAACTATAGTTGGCAAATCAGCAATCAATAATATTATGACTTATCAAGAAACACAAGCACCAAAATCAAGATATGATTATAAATTCAAGACAGAATTTTTAAAAAATATGCCTCTAAATATGTTTGAATATAGTAATATTGGAAAATATAGTTTTAAGATCAAGACAATAATTGATTCATTATTGGGTTCTCACGGACCAGTTATTATATATTCACAATTTATAGATTCGGGATTAATACCAATAGCGCTTGCTCTAGAAGCGCTAGGATTTACACGCTATGGAAATAATAAATCACTATTTGCTAATCCGCCAACCGAAGAATTAGATGTAAATACTTATAAAAAAAAATCTGAACTATTACAATTAGGGCAACAATTTAAGGGTGCTAAATATGTAATTATAAGTGGAAATAGTAATATTTCTCCAAATATTGTAAGTGATTTAAAAGCTTGTACGGATATTACTAATATTAATGGCGAAAACGTTAAGGTAATTCTTTTATCCGCGGCCGGTAGTGAAGGATTAGATTTTAAATATATTAGACAAATACATATATTGGAACCGTGGTATAATATAAATAGAGAAGAACAAATTATTGGGCGCGCTATTAGAACATGTAGTCATAAAGATTTGCCGTTAAATAAGCGAAACGTTCAAATATTTATGCACGGAACATTATTAAGTAATGCTAATGAATCTGTTGATTTATTAATTTATAGAAAAGCCGAAGAAAAAGCCAAAATAATAGGAAATATTACACGTGTCTTAAAAGAACATAGTATTGATTGTTATCTAAATTATGAACAACAAAAATTTGATGAAGCAAATTTAGATAAAAAATTACAAATAATTCTCTCTAATTCCAATACAATTGAGTTTGCTATTGGAGATAAATCAAATAGTCCATTATGTGATTATATGGATAAGTGTAATTATAGTTGTAA